CCGGAACGCCGTCAGATTTGGCGCGTAATTAGTCAGCGCAGCCTGCATGGTAGGCGCATTTATCTGTTGTGCACTGACGTCACGAACAGGTCCCATCCGGAACGCCGTCAGATTTGGCGCGTAATTAATCTGCGCAGCTTGCATACTGGGCGAAGCATACTGCTGGCCCATGATTTGTTGCGCATTAAACTGCCTCGGAACGTAGTTTTGCCCCATCCCAAGCGCGGCCAACCCAGCCTGTTGCGCAAGAGCGGAACCTACAGAGAACTGCATCGGGTTCTGCAGTCCAAGAATATTCTGCTGAACCTGTTCCTGAGCAGGAGTGAACCCGGCGATCCGCTGCCCCTGATAGGGAATATATTCTTGGGTAAGGTTGCCTTCGGCGCGTTGCAACAATCGCTCAAAATACGGGCGTGCGTATTCTGGCAGATTGGATGTTGTCGTCGTTACATTCTGTTGCGCTGGGGCTTTGCTGCTACCTCCACCACTCATGCCAGCTTCTCCCTGTACTCCTCAAGCGTTTCATGGTGGGTAAAAAAATGCCGCACCTCCATGCTGACCTGCCGCATGTAATCGCGCCCCCGTGCAAGATATATAACGAAGGAGACGAACTCCATATACCAGTCTCTAAGCACATAAGCAAAGACCTTGTCGTTCTCGCTTCCCTTCTCCAACTCGTTGGCATCCAGCCATGCGTTGATACCTGTAACCAGGATAGGAATAAGCTGTACTTTGAAGTGGTCGAAAAACGGGTTGAGCGGCAACTCGGTCAAGAGCGAGAACAACACACGCACCGCATGATCCTCGGCGATGGGCTTATCTTTGTCGATTATGTCATCAAACAGCTCGCAAGCATCCGAAAATGCCAGGATGAAGTTTATGGCATGCTGGTCGCCGATCCATTCCTGCAGCTTCTGGTTTCGCAGTTGCTGCCATTCGATGGTATCGAACTCCAGTCCGTGCTCCCCGATCATACCAGGCCTTTACGTAGCTTGGTGTCCTGTCCGCGTTCCGCTTTCTTGCGAGCCCTGTGCGCCTTCTCCATCATCGCATAGAGTTTCTGCGTGCCCTTGGCTGCATTGCCTCCACCAATACGCCGCACCGCTTCTGGCGAGAAAATAACTTCATCACGTGCAACACGGGCTTCCTTAACACCGTCAATGCTCGCCTTCACGGAGTCGCTGGCGCCGTCACCGGGTCCACGTACAGGACGCCCGCCCATACGCGAAAGCAATTCAATGCCAGCATTGCTGCTACCATTCCCAATCTCTGACACAGTGCGCGCATCCACGACAAAAGAGCCGTTTTCCATATCAACTGCGCCACCGTTGGCGTACAACTCCATACGTGGCGAAGAAATATCCATACGTGGCAAAGAAGTATAACTAGGCAGCGCTACGACAGTGCCTTTAGAGGCTTTAGAGGCTTTAGAGGCTTTAGAGGCTTTAGAGGCTTTAGAGCTTTTGGTAGGAGGCTGCTGTAGCGCCGTAAACGGAGCAGTTGGGCTGCCAAACCCACTAAGCCCGCTAAGTCCACCAAGCCCACCTATAGGGGTCGCAGGTGTATTACGTCCAAAATCGTACATAACCTCACCCACACCAGAAGGTCGAATACCTACTGGGGGCGCAGTGGGGGTTGGCGTAGCCGTTTGTATGGGCGTAGGATACATAGGGGCAGTAACAGGCCCGGGATTTTGAGCCTGATACATAGATACCAAACTGTCAAAGTCCATTTGTGATGGCCTAACTTCTCCGCCCTCAGCGTATGGCACAGGGTCTGGATTGCTTGGGGTAAAGTACGGAAACTCCGCCCCTCCTGAATTGCGCATTTGTTCGTAAGTCTGGAAGCGCACATCTCGCCTGCCAGCCCGCATGGGAGTGTAGTTGAACTTCTGCTCTTTTGGCAAACCGGGCATTTTGGGGGCAGTAGCGTCAGACAAACTATTAATTACGCCGACACCCGCGACCATCGGCGCAGCTTTGGCGGCAAAACCCTTCATGGTGCCTTTAGCTGTATTCCCAAATCCTTGAGCGAAACCAGAAAGCCCAGTCTTTAATGGCCCGCTAGTTACTCCAGGTACGCCCGGAGGTATAACACCAGTGCTAAAAGGCGCTGCCGGGGTAAGTATGGTAGAGGGCGGAGACGGAGGGAGGGCTTTAGCCGCTCCGCTCACAGCGCCTTGTACGCCGCCAGCAAGTGAAGCACCCCCAAACGCACCTAGCCCCGCCATAAGACCTTTGTTAAGATCACCACTAAGCGCAGTAGTAGTTGCACCAGTCAAAAGACCCGCAGTCGCCGCTTTACCCCCAAGTGCACCAACAAGACCGCCCGAGCCGGGAAGGATAAAGTTAAGCCCGATGCCTGCGAGCATAGGCAGCAATTTGCTGAGCCAACCAGCTTCGGGCAGCCCAGTATGCGGATTGATAGTCAAAGAGCCACCAGAAGCCAAAGCCAACCCTTGAAGACTGTTCACCTCTTCAGGGGTCATGTGCACGAGCATCTTGTCGTTGCCGCGCCCTAAACTCTGTAATTGCCTAGCTACCGGATTATGCGTTGGGAAAGACCCACCAAGAGCAGGTAGCCCACCCGTAGTACCCATCTGCTGCGGGCCTAGCACGGAAGGACTACCCAAGGCGGTATGGTTGCCGCCTACGGGAACATAAGGAGAGGGAGCTGTCTGCGCATTCATAACCGATTCCCCCAAGGCATCACACAGAAGTGACGGTTTCCCACGTTGTGCCGTTATACACCGAAAGCTTGTTTAGCGTAGTATCAAAAACCACCCAGCCAGCCTCTGCAGCAAGCGCCGTCTTCTGCGCGGTCGTCATGCGTTTTGTAGCTGCGACACCATGAAAAGTCTCGGCAGTGTACTTCTCGGCATTGTTCGGTGTGCGGGAATCCAACTGCGAGAAGTAAGTCTCCAGCACGCGGATGACCTGGCGCATGTACTGCGCATCCCATTGCACCGGCGGCGCGGGAAGCGGAGGAGCTCGGAAATTGTCTAGGGCCATTGCTACCGTCTCGAATCTGGGCGCGCATCTATGCGGGGGGCACCCAACTGCCATTGAGTACCGAGTTTGTCCGACATGATTTTCAGCGCCATTTGCCTTGCACGGGCTCTAACGAACACTTGGTTAGTATAAAGCCCTACAGAAGTTTCAATAACTCGTTGCGTGTCGTTAGGGTCACTGCCAACCGAACCGCCCGGAAAATTGCGGGGGCGCACCTGAAGTGTAACCTCCGGCGACGCTCCTTCAGACCCCTCGAACTGGATATCGGGGATAATGCGACGAATCAGCATGAAATGATCCCCATCCTCAAGATCGAAGTCAGAAGACTGGATGAAGCTCTCCATAGGGAGCCCATCAGCATCTACAGCGTTTTCATGAGTGTATAGAAACCCATTCCCTGTAGTTACAGCGACACCTTCCACAGTTATTGTGGTGTTGGCAGCGTGAGGATGTGAGCGTAGCGGAGAGTCCAACCATGCAGTCCTCTCTATATAGCCATAATACCATATACGCTCCAAGTGGTTATATACGACATAGGCATTGTTAAAGTAACTATCGGCAGTAGGGTAGAACCACCATATTTCGTTCCACCCCTCGTTGGTACCACAAACAACTTGGTCTGCCTGAGCAAAGTTCAAATTATTAAACACGTGATTCCTAAGCGTGCAAGGGAGTGTCTCCACGCGGCCTGTATACGCATAGAACTTATCTCTGCCCATCCAGTAAGTTACGTTGGCAGCGGTGGTTACTGCCCTAGGCGACATTATGGATATGTTGTCCGCGTATTCTTGCAGGCCAAATACGTCCAACGTCCCAAGAAACTGTAGCGCATAGAGCGCGGCATCAGTCCAAACCAGAATTTCCTGTCTCGTGTTAAGCGCGCGAACGATCCGAGAACCGCGAGAAACCCTAATATCACCTGCGCTATTGGTCTGTGAAGGAGTCCAGTCAGCCGGCGTGTCTTGGTCAGCCCATCGGATAAGCAGCGGATCGAAGTCGTCCGGGTTAGTAGAGCCGAACGGCACAGCGCCAAAAGCAATCAGGTGGCGATCCTGTTGTGACACCATCAGCTGCATGACCTTAACAGGCACGGCACTAGCGCTGAACCCCTCTGCAGTAGCATAATCCTGCAGAGTTATTGCATGCGTGTGGAGCGCCGTTCCGGGAGTACCTAGCGCCCCTCGTGCCCACCAATACGGCGCCCCATTCCGGATATTCATCACAAGATCGTTGTCAAAGTTATCGAACCACCAATCTCGTTGTAGCAGGTTTACACCTCCAGACGTAGAGCCCAGCCCCCACGCATCCCGCCCCCAAGTGCCAGCCCCCCACCCAAAACCGGATATTGTTATGGCTTCGCCCGGCCCAATTTCGGGTCTGACCGTATAGCCTGCCCCCGATACCGAAGTAGTCGATGTTGCTGCAGTTGGCACAACAAACGTAAAGGAATTAGCTCCAGTTTTGGTTATAGTATGCGCCATGTTAAGCTCAGCAACAGGCACACCACCCAAAGGAGAAGCAAATCCAGCTACAAGCATTCTGTCGCCTGTAGCTACCCAAGAAGGCAAAGCAGTTGTGGTTGTAACAGAAACAGTAGTGGAACCATTCGTTACACTAAATGTATTCGACCCAGCCAAAGCTGTAGTAAACGGTGTGATATTGTAGAAATACCCACCGTGTTCTATGATAACTTTTCTGTTCGTGCCAAGAGCCAAAAGATTTTCAGAGTACGTAGTTACCCAATTATGCATCTGCCGACATACGCCAGCAAAAGGCGTTGGCACTGTTTTGGTCCAGCCCCCTATCTTTTCAGGGTACCCAGAACGAAACCGCACCTTATCGCAAGCATACCAGCCCCCCTCATTCGAGTAGTCGGTCTGATCTCGATTAATGCCCGGTTTGAACTGTAGCTTAATGAAAGCCATTGTGGTTACCGTATTTAACTAAGATTAATCCACACTAATAACTAAGATTAATCCACACTAATATCACATCGATCGTTGCTGTTCCGGTCGACCCTACGGAATCCGTCACAGTAACTTGCCATGTAGACTCATTAGGATAGCCATCACACGCCGTACCTATCCATGTTGGACTTGCTATATTCGGGTTGTTTATTGCCGGTGTATCGCCGCTAATGTGCTCCCACAAGTAGGTATAACCCGGCACTCCGCCTGTTGCTGTAGCAGTCGTGCTGGCAGTTACAACACCGCAACTACCAAAACCGGCGCCGCTACCTAACGCATCTGGAGCAGAAACAGATGGCGGAACACCACGAAAGCCCAGCAAAGCCAGCTGAATACCGCTCATCAGGACAGCCCCGAACCTGAGATGATCGCCTCGTTGGCGCTGTTGAACCAGATCGTAACCATCCCCCTTTGCGCCAGAGTGCGGTTACCGGTGTTAGCAGTGCCAGCCAAACGAAGCGTCAAGCCAGAACCTTGCGTAATCGTGATAGAGCTGCTGCTATCGTTGTAGATAGAAACCGCGTCACCAGCGGCAAAAGTGTCGCTAGGAATAGTGATGCCCGCCGTAGCGGCAATGCACTTGCCTACATCTTCGGTCGTCGCCGTTCCGCTCGTGGTTGAGCGCGGGATGTTGCGGAACCCGATAGTTACCCCATCGATGGTCGCGTTGGAAGCGACCGAGGTGACGGAACCCGACAGCGTAATATTGCCAGATCCGGTAACCGTACCAGAAAGGCTAAGGCCGTTGACGCTTCCGGTGCCGCTGACCGAAGTGACCGTCCCGTTACCTGTACCTGCGCCAATATCCGAGCGGAAATCCGCAGCGGATCGAGCCGTAACCGTGTTATCCGCATTAATGCGCAGGAAGCTGACAGCCGATGGGTTAGTCAGAGTGAAAAGGTTAGAGCCGACCGTAGTGGCGCCGAGGTTAGTACGCGCAGCAGAAGCAGTCGTAGCACCAGTGCCGCCATTGGCTACGGAAAGAGCCGTACCAACCGTGAGAGAACCCGAGATGTTGACGTTACCAGATACAGTAAGTTTTTCGCTTGGGTTGGTTGTCCCAATACCGACATTACCAGAATTGGTAATTCGCACTCGTTCAGCCGCAGAAGTAACAAATGTAATTGTTTCGCTAGCAGCATTGGCGGTCATTCTGTTATCAGTATT